ATCATCCTAGATTCTGAATCAATTCCAAGACCTTCAAAATCTCTAATTTGTTTAGAATATCTTTTTGGATTTTGAAAGATTTCATTTGCAATTTTTCTTTGTGATTCTGCTTGGGGCAAATTTATTATTTCAGCAGCTTCTGCACTTTCAATCATAGTTTGAAGATATTTTGCCTCACTTAAGGTCATCCTCTTTGTTGTTCCAGCATATCTAAAATTGACATATCCAGATTGGTATGTACTAGAATAAAATATTTTCTCGGGATTGTATCCATATGGTTTTATTTTTGCAGCATCCTCAAAAGATAAAGGTTGTTTTTTTGTTTTTGGTTTTGTCTTAAGATTAAGTCCTCGTTGAATTCTAGCCTTAACAAGGTCTTCAGCAGAATATTCTTTTGAAAGAAGTGCTGTATCTTCATTAATTGCTTTAACGAGATCATTAACATATTCTTGTCTTGCAAGCCTACCACTCAAAGTACTTGCATCTTTTTTCCCCATTATTTTTTTCGCTATTTTAGATATATTATCTGTTCGTTCTTGAGATGGACTTCTTTTATTAGAACCTCTTTTTTCACTCTCCATTTGGTCCATTCTAAAAGACCTAGATGCATCCAATCTAGCCTTCACATTTAAGGCTTCATAAGCTCTCTGCTCTCTTTTAAGAGCCCTCTTGCCGACAGATTCTTTTGCCTTTTCCTGTAAGGCACGCATTCTAGCACCAGCAGCAGCAGTTCCACCCGCAGCACTCAAACCACCCCCAGCACTTTCTCCTGCTTTTATTGCTCTAGGAAGAATACCTTTCTTTGGTATGAATAATCCACCACGAATTCCAGCAGCACCAGCAATTATAGCACCGTTAATAAGTAAATTTAAAGCACCAGAAAAATCATCAAATAACTTCTGGAAATTTTCTCCACCAAGTTGCTTGGTCCAGTCTCTTACAGTATCATATGCTTTATATCCTTTTTCAATCCAATCAATTGTTCCCGAAAGTATACCTTCAGCAAAATATCCAAAACCTTCAGCAGCTGGTTTTAAAATCGCACCAAGTGCAGTTAATCTTGGTAAAAGATTAGAATAATTATTAAATACAAATCCAAGTAAAGTAAATCCAGTAAAACGGGCAAGTCTATCAAATAAACTAGAACCAGGAATTTTTGATACCAGACTTTCCTGTTGTCCTTTCTTTCCTAATTTTTTTTCTTCTAGTTTCTTTTCTCTTTCTTCAAACTCTTTTCTTTCTTCTTCTTTTCTTTTTCTTTCTCTGTCTGCTGCTTTAAGTAAAAGATTATTATTAAAAAGTTCAGTAACCTGAATTACTTTTCCTTCAATTTCTGGCGATGATTTAGTTGCTTTCTTTTCACTAGGTTTTACACCATCAAGTTTAGGTGCTGCTGGAACTATGCTTTTTGTAGGAACAAGAAATACTTCTTTCTTTTCGCCACCTGGTAAAAGTTTTTTGGAATTAATAGTTGCCATATTATCCTACCAAATCCGCAATTCCAAGAACAGTTGAAACAACTGATCTATGAGTATTTCTTGAAGTGATACTGAATTCTGGAATTTGTGTTCCAGATCTTACTGGTGTAGGTGCTTTTTGTGGTGGTAATGTTTCTGGTGGAAGATTTATTACCTGTATATTTGACCTAGGAACAGGAGTTCCAGGCATAGTTATTGCTTTTGATTGTGGACCCAAATTGATAGGTTGACCACGAAGATTAACATATCCATCAGGTTCGACACCCATCTGACGCATTATCTGCTCTTGCTTTATAGTAGTTTGTTTTATTGTTTGAACATTTTGACCAAAGTTTGCAAATGCATCTTGGACAAAATTTCTACCTTGTGAAGGTTTCTTTGATACTGTTTTAATTGTTGGTGCAATTCCAAATCCACCACCAGAAAGTGGTTTATATGATTGACCCATCTGTATAGATCTCTGCAGATTTAATTGATTATATCTGTTTACATCAGAAGAACTATAGGTTGCAGGTCTTTCAGTACCTGGAACATTTCTTCCAAACATCTGAAAAACACTTCTTGCACCATCACTAGCCCATCTATTTTTTCCATCGGTTCTTGGTGCCATAACTCTACCAAAACCACCTATCATTCCACCTTGATTAGCAAGTTGAATACCATTCACCATATCAGGAATACCAGTCTTACCAGAAGACCGAATCATATCCATAAAGGTTCCAGAACCATATTTCTGAACCGTTTCTCTTGGTATAACAATCTCACCAGGAGCAGCAGCAATTAGTTGAGTATCAGGACCAGCGCCAGTAATATCTAATCCACTAGACTTTGTAATTCTTCCATCAGTATCACGAAGACCGCTGATATTTTTTGCAGTCATTCCACCTTCATTATATGAAGGAATAATACCTCCTTGATTAAAAGCACCAAATCCTCTTTGAAGAATTCCTTCACGCTGCAACTGTTCATATTCTGGTGTCTTACCAGTTTTCTTAAATTCATCTAGTGTAACAGAGTCTGCAAATTCTCCTCTTTTTGCTTCATTTCGGAGTGCAGAAACAGAGGCACCAACAAACGCAGCAGTAGCAAGTGCAGTATATGGGTTTGTTCTTATAAGATTAAAAATAGCAGGAATAGCAAATTTCATCAAACCAATAACACCTTTTACAAGTGTTCCAAGTGGTGTGAAGAATAATGCGGCAGCACCAACTAAAGAAGGCCACCAATCCTTTAGGAACCTACCTATTGCTTGTATTTTATCTTGATTTTTTGGATCAGCAAACCATTCGACGAATTTATTAAAAGCAAAACCAAGTAAAGTAAACTGAACAAATCTCATAATACGATCAAGAATGCTCTGAAAAGGTTTAACTACCTTTTGCAGCAATCGTTGAACTGGTTTAGATACTTTTTCTAATGCACTTTCTCTTTCACGCCTTCTTTTGTTTTGTAGATTTCTTCTATCTTTTTCCTGCTTCTTCTTTTCTAGTTCGTTGTCTTTTCTTATCGCTGCAATAAGTTCATCCAACTTATTCATAATTTCGGGAGATGTAGTCTCCTCACCGTCTTCAGTTTCCTTTCCAGTAGGAATAACTGCTTTTGATACTAAGAAAAATTTATCAGATGAGACAGTAATAGGACCAGATACACCTATCCCACCTGCCGATATTGTTTTTCTTTTTATCTTGAATCTACCAACCTTACCTTTGACTCTTCTAAATTCGTCTCTTAATAATTCATCTTCTTCTACTGGTATTTTAGAATCAGTCATTCTTGCCGCAGCAAGTCTTTCCCTTAATAAGGTTAGATATGTAGAATAGTCAATATCAAATACATCATCAATACCTATTAGTTTTAATATCCTTTCATCTACTTCTTCACTAACAAGATCTGTTTCCCTCGTTCCCTCATACAGAGCAAGAGCAGATTCCTTCTTGGATTCTGCCCTAATGCTTGCTAGTAGATCGTCGAGTTCGTCAGGTCCCATTTTGTTGTTGTTTTTGTTTCTCTTCTTCTAAGTGTGCCTTTAACAATTCAACATAAATGTCCCTTTCCCAAGGAATCAAGTTTTCAATCTCTGTTAATGAATATTTATGGTACTGTATCAAAGAGAATGTTAACTTGTAATAGGTCTCTAGATCCATATGGGAAAGACCTATGCGAAAAAACTTGAAAGTCCCTCCAGAACAACAGTGCTTTCAACCTTAGTATTTGGATTAGTAACTTTAAGTTCGTGAGAAAGTCTAGGCATAGTATCAAAGAACTGTTCAATCTGCTTGAACTGTGATGAATTCATTTGCTCAAGGAAGTCAATCAATTCTTTCTTGCTGCAATCAGAACCAGTCCAAACTTCTTCTTCTGTGTAAATCTTATCAATACAAGTTGCAACCAAATCAAATGATTGATCCATCGGTGCATCATCAGAGAAATCAAAGTTAGACTTAATAAACTGATCTAATGATGGATACCTCATTTCCATCACAATACTATCATCAACCTGAATTTTATTAGTATGGTTGTCGTTCTTTTGAACACCAATTTCATCAATATTAATTTTCACAGGAACATAAGTTTCCCCATCATCAGGACAGATAATATTAACTTCAATTTCTTCCCCAACAGATTTGCCTCTGATGTTTAAGAAAAGAAATTCAATGTCAAATGTTGGGAGTGTTTCTACTTTAACACCTTTAGTAAGAATACACGCCTTGATTACATTCTTAATCGCAGTTGTAATCTCTTTTGTATTTTCACTTTCTAATGCAAGAACTAATAGTTTTTCTTCTCTAACTAGAAATGGTCTGTATTGAATTGATTTTCCAGTAGAGGGCAATTCCAACTCATATGTTGGTGTAGAAATCTTTGGTAAAGGCATAATGTCCTATAGAAGTTTCAGTATGGTTATTTATTAAGCAATCGGTAAGGTAGAAGTAATATTCGTAGGCAAATCAGTAGCACCAGCAGTTGGATCACTAGTAACACTTGATGTACTAAATGGTTTTGTTATTACATAACGACTATATGTAAAGGATACGGTGCATTTTAAAAGTTCTGATGCTTGATATGAAACTGGTATTGAATTCATACTAATAGGAAAAGCATTAATGAATTGATATTGCAAATACCTACCCAAATAATCTTTTTCAAACTTTGTTATGTAAAGAGTATCTGTTTTATAATCTTCAGGAAAGTTTGCACGATAACTAAAATTTCTATCTTTTTGATTGTCTATATTTTGTTCGCCAACAATAAAAGACATCCAGTTTTCAAAGAAATCTATAATTTTATATTCTTTATCAATATAAAAAGTAAAATCTGCACGGTCATCATATTGTCTTCTGTATGCGTGTCTTTCTGTTACACCAGTATAGTCATTATTAATTTCGTGTGTTGCTAATGATGAACCAGGCAATGACGCTTCGGAGCAAGACAAAGTAATCAAATCTTGATTGTCAATATTCGAATAATCTGCACCAACAAATCCAGCCGTAACTCTTTCTCTTACAAAATTACTAAATGTATTATTAATAGAAGGTGGTTTAAATTCACACAAAAAATGTGAAGTAAGTGCTGGATTTAACAACTTACTTTTAATATCTGATACGCTCAGTGTTTTGGGATTTGGCGCTACCATCTATAAATATTTGTTGACCGTATATATTATGTAGACAAGTTATGGGAGAAAGTATTAAGAGCAAATACAAACCATCTTTTCCCAAAAAATATAAAGGTGATCCAAACAATATTATATGTCGCAGCAGTTGGGAAAGACGCTTTTGTAACTGGTGTGACCTAAATGAAAATATTGTAGCGTGGGGTTCAGAAGAATTTTGTATTCCATATCGTTCACCTGTTGATGGTAGGGTTCATAGATACTTTCCAGATTTTATCATTAAGGTTAAAGAACAATCGGGTGATATTAAAACCTATGTGATTGAAGTGAAACCAAAGAAGCAAACTAGAGAACCAAAGAAACCAAGTAGAACTACAAAAAGATATATTAGTGAAGTAAAAACCTATGCTGTTAATCAAGCAAAGTGGAAAGCAGCAGACGAATGGTGTAAAGATAGAATGATTGAATTTAAAATCATCACAGAAGACCACTTAGGTATTAAGTAATGGCTAAAGGTTTCGGACAAGACATTCAAACCTCATCACCAAGAGTCAATGACCTTAAAAGAAGAGTCAAAGGTTTAGTTGAGTCTGATGATATTATGTTTGAAGTTATTAGTGTCTTTCGTGAAACTGAAATTATACCTGATGTTGGAAAATATTATACCTTTATATACACACCAAAATCAAAAGATATTGAATTTGACCAGTTCCCATTAATTGCTTGTGTTGATGTTCAGCGATGGGGGTTTCGTGGTTTAAACTTTCATTGGGGTTCTGTTAGAAATTATACTTGGCAAGAAGTAGAAGGATTTCTACACGTCATAGAAAATAATGAGATAGATTATTTGCGTTCACTGAACTACGGCAGGTTCCTTAATAAATAAAGAAAAAGTCTATAAATGTCTCATACTCTACAAAAATTTGAGATGAATAATCCTCTTGTGGGTGGGGAGGATTTCTGATGGCTACTTATCAAGATAATCCGCCACAATATTTTCCATTAACTATTCCAAACAATTCAGTGCCAGATGTAGCAGGTTATTATGTAACGGTAACCGATACAGGAACAACAAATATTTTCAGAAAAAGTAAAAGCGGCGGAGTTTTTGTAGATACAAAAATAGGAGAAATTCCAAAGAAAGGAACTTTTGTTCCTGCTAGTGGAGGCGCTAGCACAGAAGAAACACAATATTTTTCAGGTACACTTAATGCAACAAATTTAATAACAAATCAAGCAGTTCCAGTTGTTAACAGAGGAATAGGTGGGGTTGCTGGAGGAGGAAATTCAAAAATAAATGATATTCTTGGAACTAATTTAGCAGCAATAGAACCAGCACCTAGCAATCTAGAGACATTAAATTTATCGGAAAGTATTCAAGCAAAAACGGTTAGAAATAGTTATGGTCCTTATTATTATCCACTTGACTTAAAAACAAATGAGAATGGACAAGATATAATTAAATTTACTATGAGGGATGCGCCATCAGTAGAAATTAATCCAAATCTTAATGCAGAAAAATCTATCAAGAGAATACCATCAAATATTTTGGGTTCTGTTTTTCTTCCCGTTCAACCAATAATTTCTGATAACAATGCAGTAAATTGGTCCGGATTAAGTTTAAATGCCCTCGAAGCATATGCTGTTAGCGAATCTTTAAGTTTAATGTCTGAGCCAGATCTACCAAGCTTAATGACTTCTGCAGGCGCGAAACTAGGAAAAGCATTTCAAAGACTAAAAGAAAATAGAGCAGCTCTTGGTGCAGGTGCAAATGTTTATCTAGCACAAGAAGCTCTTGGTCTTCAGGGTCTTTTATCTAGAACTACAGGAGCAGTATTAAATCCAAACTTAGAATTGCTTTTCCAAGGACCACAATTAAGACCGTTTAGTTTTACATTTAGAATGTCGCCAAGAAGCGCAAAAGAAGCGCAACAAGTTAGAAGTATTATAAGATTTTTTAAACAAGGAATGGCTGTTCGTGAAACTAATACAATATTTTTAAAAAGTCCTCACGTTTTTGACATTAAATATATGTTAGATGGATCTAATACAGATCATCCATCAATTAATCGTATTAAAACTTGTGCTCTAATTAATTGTAATGTAAATTACACTCCAGATGGAAGTTATATGACATTTAATGATAGTCTTAGAACTATGACTTCTTATGAAATAACATTACAATTTAGCGAACTTGAACCAATATTTGAAAGTGATTATAAAGACATAGCAGACGACGAGATAGGTTTCTAAAATGCCAAGTTACTTCAGTCAAGTTCCAGATTTTGAATATCCAAACTCTAATAATGAGGGTCGTTCAATATCGGATTATTCAAAAGTAAAAAACCTTTTCAAGCGCGGTAAACTTCGTGATGATATTTTTGGTGATCTATCGTTCTTTACTAAGTATCAAATCATTGGTGATGAAAGACCAGACAATGTAGCGTATAAATTCTATGAATATGAAACATTAGATTGGTTGGTTTTGATTGCAAACAACATCATCAATATCCAAACAGAATGGCCATTGACTCAACAATCATATTATAACTTCCTGATTGATAAGTATGGTGATGAAGCATCATTAGCAAACATACATCACTATGAAAC